GGAACAATGCGAACCCGGCCCCGCAGATCAGGGGACACGTTGATAATCTTGCACGCTAGATCAAACACCAGCGCCGCCTGCTCGCGCGATCGCGCGCCGCTCACTAGCTGTGCGTTAACCCGCGCCTCCGGTCCGACAAGGTGCGCCAGGATGATGCAAGCGATTAGTGCCGTCTTGCCGTTCTTGCGGGCTATGCTCAGAATTGAACGCCGCGTCCCTGCCGGGTTGTCATAAGTGTCCAGAATGAAATGACGTTGAAACGGCTCTAACTGAAATGGCTTGCCGACGTGACGCCCCTCGGGGACGTTGCAGTGCTGCGATATGAAGGCAACGACCTTTTCGCCCCGCGTCATCAGTTAAGGAGGCTGGTAGCCTCGCCCGCTTCCGCTTCAATGCTCAAGCCTGCATCCCTTCGCTTGCTCACGTCGCGGGCTTCCCCCCCTGCGCACGGGCGTGAAGCGAAAGATTGCGACGCAGCGACATGACCGAATTGGTGTAGTCACGAACCACCGCCACCAGCGGATTGACCCGGCCTTCAATGACCGAGCTTTGCAGATCGAGCGCGTTGCCTTCCCGCTCCAGGCGGGCGATCGCCTTTGTCAGTTGCGCCGCAATCTCAAGCTGGTGATCTGTCCAATCGGCTTTCGGAAATTCGGCAACGACCGAACGCCAAAATGGCCAGTGGCCGTCAGCCAAATAAACATGGCCAGGCGGCAAAATCTCTCGAACCGCACCCGCGACAATGCGCTGCGCCGCCGTGATGCTGTCGACGCGCTGCCGCTTGGCCATAGGGAAACCTGTGTTAGCGATGAAGATTCCAGGAGGTGCGGTGATCGAAAGGCAGTAGCTGGGAAGATTTTGGCTAGGGGGGGGCGGGTGATTAACCGGGCGTCCAAAGCCACCAACGGCGGGCGCTGATGGTGGCTGGCGAGTAGCCGTTGCCTGTTAAAACAGAGCCACAACAGAGTGGCGTGGGAAATTCTGTGGGTAAGGCCTGACAATTTGGGTTTTAATTAAAGAATATCAATCTACTAGGAGGTAGGTTGGAAAGCCTCTCGATCCTCCGGGTTTCTGTTTACGGCAGCACCTCCCCGTTCTCAAAATGCAGATTTAATCATGGAAAAGGGACTTTTTGCCGTTCCAGGATTGAGATTTCATGGGGAACTATAACGGAACTGTAACGGATTTGTTCTGACCGCCGATCTTGCCAGTGACCGACGCCTGGCTGTTACAAATATAAAATAAAAAATGTGGTGAAATGAACCGAAAATAGAGCAAAAATACCAGAATTTTATGCGGCACTTGCCGCGCATAAAAATAATCAGCATAACTATAAAATGACAACTATGTTCCGATCAATCAGCTTCAAGATATTTGGGGTCTCGCTTGGCCTCCTTGTTATGATGGTCGCCACGGCCGTCTGGTCGACTCGTTCTTCTGAACAGGTGCACCGTCAGCTTCAGACCATGGGGCAATCCCTTTTCCCGCTCTCCGTCGCCCTGGGAAACCTGAAATCCGTCGTGCAAGCCCAAACTGTGACGGCCGATTTTTATCTGAACACGCCGGATCAGAAAGCGGTGCAAATTTGCGTTGGCAAGGCGCAGGGACAAAAGCGTGCTGCTGCCTCTCTTTTGACAGCTGTAAAGCGTTACGGTGCCCGAGGTTTTGAAATTACAGATCTTGAACAGAATAAGCTGGCTTTTGCATCGCTCCAACCGATGATTGCCGAACTCGAGTTTCAGGAAAACAGGCTCTCGCAGATGACTCTTGGCGGTTGCGCTCTGGACGCCGATGCCGTTCAAATGGGAGCAGCCAAGTTGCAGGCGGATGACGTACTTCGACTGGTCGATACTATTTCCGGAGAGATCAATACTTTCGTTGAAGCCAGCGCTCAACGGGTCGCAGAAAGCCAAAAAACTGCGATGCAGGCCAGTATCCTCATGACCGCGTCGGCGGGTCTTGTTGGCTTGATGCTGGCCTGGCTCATCTCGCGCGGCCTGACACGCCCAATCATCCGTTTGCAGGCCGGTGCCAGAGCCGTCGGAGCTGGCTTGCTGGAAGATGCGCATGTGCTCGTGACGTCACGGGACGAGGTCGGTGATGTGACGCACGCATTCAATACCATGATCGTGGACTTGCGTGAGAAGGAACGGATCAAGGAGACATTTGGTCAATATGTGGACCCGAGGGTTGTGGCCGATCTCATTGGCGGTGGTGCGCATTCGTCAAGTGGTGAGAAGCAGATCGCCACACTGTTTTTTTCGGATATCATCGGATTTTCCGCCATCGCTGAACGCTTGGCACCAAGCACACTCGTCGACCTTGTGAATGCTTATTTCTCGGAAATGTCGCAGCCCATCAGCGACAATACTGGAATAATAGATAAATATATCGGCGACGCCATCATGGCCTTTTGGGTTCCGCCATTTGTCGATGCTACAAAGCAGGCGGAGCTCGCCTGTCGCGCCGCGCTCGAACAATATGCGAAGTTAGAGGCCTTTCGCTTGCAGGTGCCAGATGTGATCGGATTGCGCCGCGATATCCCCTTGATCGATTTTCGGGCTGCCCTCTCAACTGGCGAAGTCGTTGTAGGCAGCGTAGGCTCTGAAACAGCGCGCAGCTTTACCGTCATGGGCGACACGGTGAACCAGGCATCCAGGCTGGAAGCCGCCAACAAAATATATGGTACGCGTCTGCTGATCGACCACGAAACGTTCAGCCGTGCGGGAAGAGCTTTTGAAACTCGGCAAATCGATGATATCATAGTTTTAGGCAGGCTTCAGTCGATACGGATTTACGAACTCGTTTCTCTCGCTGGAGAGCTGGACCCCACCCGCCGAAGAGCCTTCGACTTGTATGAAGAAGCTCTGGAACATTACCGTGTCGCGAAGTGGGATATGGCTGAGATGGCCTTGCAAGCGGCCCTTGAGTTATCACCCAATGACGGACCATCTCGAACGCTCCTAGCGCGTATTGCGCAATTCAGACGTGCCGAGCCAGAAGATTGGACAGGCGTCTGGTCGATGATCTCCAAATAGCGACCAAGAGACCCCTTGGGATGGACAAGGCCTGACCCGCCGGCCGAGTGCTCGCCTTTTGATCGGGTTCCGATACCGGACCCTGTCGATTTTACTGAGCTCTCTGATAATCGGCTATCTTCGAGAGTCAGCCGGCATGAAATCGGCGCTTCTTGAGAACGCCGACTGGAACCATATTTCGTAAACGTTTTATAGTGCAGAAAAAGTACAGAGGGGGCGTTGGACGCCGTTCCACACCCGAAGATACAGCCTAATCAATGGCCGGGTTTTACACCGTCATCGCCGGTGCACCGCCGACCATCCGCTGGTCTGGGTTGCCATGCCCGTGCGCAGTAATGGAAAAATTATGCGAGAGAGCGATCAACCCGGCGGTATCTGGGACCAGAAATTTTTCGCAGATCACGGTGCGATGCTTTTTTATCGTGTCTGCCCGAACATCGAGACGCTTCGCGATCTGTAAGTTCTGCAATCCATTAATCATCATGGTGTAGACTTCGCGTTCGCGGTTGCTCAATTGTTCAAGTCCCTTCTGCAACCGCACCTGGTGTGCAAAGTGCGCAGCCGCCGCTTTTGATCTGAGCATCGCATCTGCTACCGCTGCAGAGAGAGTGTCGCTCGGAACCGGCTTCCACAGAAAATCAGCCGCTCCGGCCTTCATTGCGTTGACGATATCCTCGCGCTCGCTGTTTCCACAAAGAAAAAGGATCGTTGCCAACGACCCAGCTTCCAGTAGTTTTTCCTGAACTTGAAGGCCATTCATACTTGGCATGTGCATCTCAAGTATAACGACCGCCGGATAAACCAGCATCGCTTGCGCAACAAACGCTGTCGCTTCGGCAAATGTCCGCACATCGTATCCCAACAGCCGCAACAACGCTCCGACATGGGCCCTAGTGTCGCCATCGTGATCGACCAGATAGACGTGGCCAGCATTTTCCAAAAGCTCAGACCCTGTGCTGGTGATTAAGCTCGGCCTCGAGTGGAGTTTCCCTAGACGCTCCACTCATGCAGCTACGATGATTTGTTTGGCAAGTTATTTTTGCCGCAATAAAATGGCAATGATTTATAAAAAATAATTGCATTATTATAATAAGTATTTGTTATTCAGCGAAGGTCGTTTTCCTGACAAGTCATTTGTGTTCGAAAGCCATTTGTGCCCAACGGTGTAGCCGAGCGGCGAATCCAGTCGTTGGCGTTTGTACGATGCAAGGCTGGATGTGAAACGGTGTCGAAGCGGAACCCCGTTTCAAAATTCTAGCAAATTGCTGAATTATATGAGATTATATTAGAGACGGGGAACGGTCGGTGCCGTTCAGGACACTGCTCAATCGGAGTGTTATTGACAGATCAGAGGCTGGGCGAACATTCGGCGCGGTTCCAGTTGGGCACCAATTTGCGCTGACGGCCTATCTCCCAGCGCTTCCGGCCCGCTTCAGAGCGTCAGCTTTGCCGCGCGGTCGATCGATCTCGATGAGCATCTTTTCTTCTGTCGAGAAATGTCGGCAGGCGAGCAACCGAATGCCCTTCGTCACCCGCTCAGCCGGCACTTTCACTGCCTGATTTGTCAAGGACGATTGGGGCTTCATCGCTGCGACGTCATCCCCAACCATCCTTAATTCACAACTTCAAACCTGTGCCATTGGTGCTGATGGAGGACATCGATCCTGTCGGCCACGGGAAACTTGTGGCAGAGGCAAGATCAATCGCATCATGTCATTGAAACAAGCATCCCATCTTCCATGTGGTAGCGGGCAGTGGCGACATCGAAGAACCGGTCGTCATGTGTGATGGCAATGATGGTATAACCCTGCTCTCGCAGCGCAGGCAGGACCTGGCGGTAGAACTTGGTCCTGAATACGGGGTCCTGGTCTGCCGCCCACTCATCCAGAACCAAGATAGGCTTGCGTTCCAGTTGTGCGGTAACAAGTGCAAGCCGCTTGCGCTGGCCGCCCGAGAGATCGGTCGTAGTGAAGCGGTTCTCTACGATCTGAACCTTGTGCAAAATTTCCATGTCTTCAATAAATTGCGCCGCATCGCTGGCAGTGAATGCCGATGTACCGTAAAGTGTCTTGAACAGATGATTGTCCGAAAAAATGACAGAGAACAGGTTTCGGTATGCAGCCAAGTTGCTCTCATTGACGATAACATCATCAACTTTGATCTGGCCGTGGGTAGGGGGGATCAATGTAAGTAGAAGATTGATAAATGTTGTTTTACCAGAGCCATTTCCACCCGTAACAAAGATGCAGTCTCCACGTTTGATAGTGATGCTGTTGGGGCCGACAGAAAAAGTATTCTCGTCTTTAGCTGCGGGATAGGTGAATGACTGTGCATCGATATCGATTTCGCGGAAGTCGGCGAAGGTGTCCAGAGGACCAAGCGATCTTCGATGATTGCGTCCAGCCAACAGTTTGTCTTCAAGTTCGCAAATTTGACGGGCGGCTGCATTCGCATTGTTGAAGACCGGGAAGTTACCCACCAGCGCGCCGACCGGACCCAGCATGAATAGCGTGGCAGTGGTCGTCATCGTGATGGTCTTGGTGTCCACTTGCCCGAATGCGGGGACCACAAATACCATCAATCCGGTCAAGGCAAAGAAAGTGAGCTGCGATAGAACGAAGTCATGCGCATTGAGCGTGTGGACTAGGATTCGGGATTTGGTAGAACGATGTGAAACCATACGGATTACATCGCCGAGTTGGTCAGATTTGGCTTTGTTTAGCTTCACTTCGCGGAACCCATCGATGACGTCTGAGAAGCCCTCGATCAGGGTGTCATCGTTCCGCGAGGCTTCGAGGATGTGCTTGCTTGCCTGTTTGGCCCGGGCAAGATGAAATGCCGCACCGATCGCCGTGAACGCGGCCAATAGGAAAAAAGCCAGTTTTGACAGGAAAAACATATAGGCCATGGAGGCAGCAAGTAGGATAGCCGATTGAACCGCCACGATAATGTTTGGCATCGACTGTGAAAGAACCTGTGTTTCCCGACTTAAATTGCCAAAGATTTCAGCCTTTCCAATCTTCTCGATTTCCAACAGCTCGGAACTGCGAACTGCTGCCAGCAGACGCAGGCGCAAGTCGCATATGAGTTTTTCGACGCGTTCGCAGGTATCGACCATCAGGCGTTTCTGGCTGTAGGCGTAGATGGCGAGGGCTAGGCAGAAAAGAATCAGACTGCGAAGCTGGCTCGCCGTTCCTTTTGCGCTGCCTTGCACGGCCATATTAACGATGGCGAGCACGCCGGCGTTCGCCAGGCCAGAAAGGACTGCAAGGCGCAGGAAGTGGGGGGTGAAAAGGTCCGTGTCTCGCAGCAGCAGGCGATAGAGATAATCCAACTTACGGCCCCCAAACTCATAAGGATATTGGTAGCGCTTTTGCGCCTGATAATAATAATAAATTCTTAAATAGCGAGGCAAAACATTTTTATAACAATTAACTACTATATCGTTGCATTTTGCCGGGCCGCCAGGACACCCCCGATTGGGGGTTGGCTGTGGAGCGCGTCGCGGAATAGTTGCTCGGTATTTTGCTGATCGTGAGGGGGGTCGGTGTGATCATCCCAAAATTGGAGCATGTCATGTCGACTCAAGAACAAATTGAAAACACCGATATCGTTGAAGCCGCATTGACCACCCCGCAAGCAGAGCGCGCCACGAAAGTTGCGAAGCTTATCAAGCGCTATGCGATGGTCTCCGCCGGTCTCGGGTTCATTCCCGTTCCGGTCCTCGATGTGGCCGCCATCAGTGGTGTCCAATACACTATGATCCGCGACATCGCCGGTAATTATGGTTTCGAATTCAGCAAGGAACGTGCGCGCGTTATCGTAAGCTCGATCCTGGGTGGTTCGCTGCCCACTGTGCTTGCCGCTGCCGGTGGCGGATCGTTAGTCAAGTCGATCCCCTTTGTCGGTACGATAGCTGGGGCAGTCTTCGTTCCGGCGCTTGCTAGTGCCGTTACGATCGCGATGGGCCGGGTGTTCAGCCAACATTTCGAGGCTGGCGGCACACTATTGGATTTCGATGCTGATAAACTGCGCTCGCACTTCAAAACGGAATTTGAAGCAGCGAAGTTCGAGTAATTTTAATAATTATACTACCCATCGCGAGCCGTGGTGGGTAGTGTAATTCTTATCTGGTGATTGATGCTTCAAATAATAATTTATATATTTATTTCGATTCTAGTCGGTATCCTTGCTATTGGTAAGCAGGGTGGTTTTCTTTTGCATTTCGTACTTGCACTTTTGTTGACCCCGGTAATTGGGGTAATCTTTGCTCTGCTGTCGGCGAACCGCAAGGTTGATCGAAGTGCCGGAGAAAAGATCCACAAGGCATGACCGCATTGGAGGATGATTCTTCAGGCGAGCGCGAGCGCCGCCGATTTGGTCCGGCGCGGATTTTTTCCAGTTTTCGCATAAATCGCGGCAAGGTTGTCTTGCGTTCGTTGGTTTTTGCCTCGGTTGTCGTGTTCTTCTGGCCGCATATTTCCATAGTAGTTCCTGCGGGTAAGGTTGGGGTGCTTTTCCGTCCGTTGTTTGGTGGGACGTTAATTTCGCGGCCGATGACCGAGGGGCTTAATCTCTTCCTCCCGTGGAACAAGGTTACACTCTATGACTCGCGTATTCAGCTACGAAAGTCGAAATTTGAAGCGGTGACGGCCGAAGGTCTTCATGTTCGCATTGAAGTCATATACCGCTATCGTATTCACGCTTCAAAGGTCGGCCGCCTGCACAAGGTGATCGGCCCGAATTTCACCGCAGTGCTGTTGGATCCAGCAATCAACTCCATTGTTCGTATGGAAACTGCCAGATATTCGGCTGATCAGATTTATGGGGATCGCCGTAGTGAGTTGCAGGCCAGCATCTATCGCGGCGTGACCGATCCGGAGAACCACAACATGATTGAAGGCAGCACCGACCCCAGCTCGACAGAAATGGTTTTTGGACGTCAAGCTTTATTTTCCGGAAAGCAAGGTCCGTACGCAGGATATGTGCCGCTGGTCGAACTGGTCGATATTTTAATTTCGGAAGTTCGCCTGCCTGACCGCGTTCGCCAGGCGATTGAGAAGAAGGAAGAACAGCAGCAACTCCAACAGGAGTATGT